GGCTGACACCATACCACCGTAGATCCCGTGTAGAGCAGCCGTTCCCTGTTCATATTTTTGAATTCTGTTTACAGAATCCATAAACTGACATATATTCACTTGTTTTAATTCTTCCAAATTATATTTAAACCCAGGATGATTTATACAACTCGAAACAAGTGGTAAAAGAGTTGATGTGCCTTTCTTTTTATTATCCTGTCCTGCTTTCATTCTATCTTCTTGTAAAATCCATTGTTTTGTTGTTTTACCTTTTGCCTTTTCAACCTTTGGATGAACATTCATCATCGCTCGAATAAATTCGGCAATTTCCATATATTCGTCATCATAAATAATCATATTTTTTTCTTGGTTAAAAAGCGCAAGATGATTGTATTCTGGATCGTCAATATTTTTTCTTGCTTGAATTAGTTCAAATCCATCAAAACTAAAATCTTCGAATAGTAATTTTAACGGTTCTTTATCTTCAAGCAATTGATATAAGATATAAAACACTTCAATATCTTTTGTTTTATTCCAGTCTTTTTTGAATACATCATAGAGAAGAACTCGAATGGAAGTAGAATTACTAAGAAAAGGAGAGATTGCTTGGTAAAATTTTGATTCACCAATATCTAAAATATCTCCTATAGTTGGAATAGAAATGGTAATACCATTTATTGTATAATCCTCACCAAAATACATTCTTAATTTATCAAAATGGTATTCTGGATGGGAGGTTTTTATTTGTTTCTTTTTTTTATCTTCTTCAGCAGCAGATTGAAGACTATCCAATGTTTCTAATACATCCAAACAATCACCGCCTTATACCGTAATTCATAATAGAAGACTTTTTATCTGTTGTTTTATGAATTCCATTAGTGTCAACAACTTGGAATACGAGAGTGCGAACAAGATAATTATTATCTGTTGTAGATTCCTTTGATGATACAAGATGTGTTTGCATTCCAAATATATTTGACCAATTAAATCGCTCTCTTATAATAGAAGCAATAAGATCGTGTCTTGGAACACCAGTTAATTTATCATTTCTGTCATTACCATGAACAAAAATAGTAAATGTAACATTCGTATACTTTAATGTATCCTGATAGCGAGGCATTTCATCAAAAGATACTTGGTAACAGATATAATGTTTTACTTCAGTCTGAGTATCAGGAATAAATAAATAAGGACGAATATTAGATGTTCCACCAAAATATCTATCCCATTCCCCAAGAGGTTCGTATTCCTTTGTTTCTTCATTCCATTCCCAGTTGATATTTCCATCATCATCGAAAAGCTCAGACTCTAATGACTTTTCATTGAGCGCATATAAAAGACATGGATTAAGCATAAGTGCTTTTTCAATCTTTTTCTTATACTGGATATTTTCATCATCAGGAGTAGTTCTATATGCACGAAGTTTATTTAACAAATCATTCTTTGTAACTAATTTTTCTGCCATAAAACACCTCCTATTCAGTTAATTCTAACGGCAAAATTTCAGATTCAATCGGCAAGTTATCATTAACAATTTCACACTTAACAGACAATATTTTGCCGATAACGGAAGTATCATTAGGAAACTTTACTTTCTTTTGGTTGTACTCTGTACCAGCTCGCCATGTTACTTTATCTGTCCAGTCTTCATTATCAATAGAGCAAGTCCATGTAAAGGTCGCATCAGCATATCCAGTTGTAATATCTTCATTGGAATCATTAAATAGATTTACTGTGAGATTTTTATAAGAGCCACCAACTTTAATAGTTGAAGTGGATGTTGAGATTCTTGCTGTGATAGAAGATGGTGGAGTGGTTGGAGTAGATGGATCTGTTGGGGCGATTCCTGAATCGAAATATGAAGCCCACATTCCAATAATATGACCATTCTCGTCCTTTTCGATATAGTCTCGATTATCAGACCATACAGTTTGATATATAGTAAGTTTCTGAATTCCGACAGGCTGAATATTCTCAATTTTTGTACAAGCCCATATCAGAGGATGTTCAGTTGGAGCACTAACTACAATACGCATTGTTGTATCTTCATTAGTCGTATACCAAAACTTCTCAGTGTATTTATTGAGAGGAAGCCAGATTTTATTTTGGTTATCAGTTCTTGTAAATACTCGATCTGTGTACTGCCCGATGGTGTAGCTGCTTTGCATACGAAGAACAGACCACATTCTACGCTTAATTCTATCTTTACCTTTTACCTCAATCCAACACAATTCGTAATCACAAGGGAGTACAAGATATTTTGGAAACTGATTAGCTTTTTCTTCTCGGCAAATTAACCATTTATGATAAACATTCCTATCATCTGGAATGTCCAGATAACATCCAACAGGAAATGTGTTTCCATAGGTTGATTTATAGTCAACTTCAAAATAATACAGTTCATCATCTTCTGTAAATCGAACAGGTTGAGACGGTTTAAACTGAACATAATAATCCACTTGGTCTTTATCCATAGACTGATATGATTTAACAATAAATTTTGCATCTATGCGTGTTTTTGTTGTATTTTCATATGTCATACCTTCAGCTAATCGTGGCTGATCATCGTGGAAGAAATCATAAATATAACAGACTTTACTTTGGATGTCATTATCCCAAGTCCAATTCATCATTTCGTCAGACTGTTCCTTATAAATCTGACCAATTGTTTTTGCTCCGTTGTTCTTGGCGTTTGCGACACGCCTAGCTGTTTGTAGACTCGGCATCGCTTGCACCTCCCTCAAACATCTGTTTAATATATCCGTGAGAATCTAAGATTGCCCTACGGAATTTTTTGTAACTGAAATGGTCACTCTTAAAATTATCCATAGCACCTTGTAAGGTTGCCATAAGAGTTACCATAAGTCCGTTGTCGTTAAATAAGGTTTTTGTACCGCCTAATTTAAACATAACATTCTCAAAGAAGACGAGAAATGCTTCATCATCTTCAAATATTTTCTCTTCAATTGTTTTGTCTTTATAGAGCAGTAGTTTGTGAATGTCACCATGCATTGCACGAACTGCTTCATTGATTTGCTTGTCTGTGAAGTCACCATATAGGTATTGCATATTAGGGCTCCGTTGACGAATATGGTTTAAAAGCAAAACCATAATCACGAATAAGTTTCTGCTGTTCAATTTTCATTTCTTTCAGCAATGCCTTATTTAGTGAAAAATCGTCTTTCAATTTTTTCTCTTCTTTTCCACCGAAAAACTTCACAGTATTTTCCAATGATTTAACTTTTGGCTCAAGCCATTTTATAGCCATACCTTTGCTAAATAGTTCAATAACAAATTCTTCATCAGAATACTCATCAACAGAAGTTGTTAATTCAAATTCAAACTGTTCCATTTTATCATCAAGTTTTAATGTGGAAAATAATCTACGAATAAATGGACTAGAGATAGCAGAATGTAAACGTTCTGCTAATATTTCATGCAAATCAGACTCTTTTAAAGACAATTCTTTGACATCATCAATTAATCCAAAGTATCTGTCGAATACTTTTTCGTAGGAGATATTCATATAACACCTCCAATATATTACTCAGCAAGCAACTTCAAATCAGTACCGCATTCCTCATCAATAATCTTGATTTTATTCATACTGTCAAAAGTTCCTTCTGAAATCATTTCAGAAACCATTGTTGCGATTGTACTCTTGAAACCAGATGGGAGTTTTCTAAACTCTTCACTAAAACGCATAGTCGGAAGATTGATAAGATTTATTAAATCCTCTCTATCATATAAACCATCATATATTTTTTTAACTTCCTGCCAATGTACATTTTCAAGCAACTCTTCATCCTCAATAATGATATAAGGTGCAAATAAAGACTTCTTACGAACAAGTAAAGCTGAAAGTAAGTCCTGATACTCAATATATCTGAAATCACCCATGTTACTAAACTCATATGTAATCTTTGTCTTATCACCAGTAAATAGAAGAGTACCTGCGTACATAGAGCGACATGGAATTAAATCATCTGGTTCATATTTCTTAGGTTTCTTAACCTCTGCAACTGTTTCCTTTACTGTATCTTTTTCAACCTTTGCATCTTCTGCCTTTGTTTTTGCGGCAGAAGTAGTTGTAGCTTTCTTCTGATAAGCCATTTATATTTTCTCCTTTCACTCAATTCAAAAAGGACTGCATATCATTTAGATATACAGTCCCAATATTTCTATGGATTACGCACCGATTGTCCAAGTACCAAATCTTATGTTAGTCATAGTCTTGATACCAAAACGAGACTTGAACTCGTACTCTTTTGTATCATCGGCATTGTCACCAGACTCAGATACTTCCTTAGTCTCATCCATTCCTTCATAGTACATCTTAACAAACTTGTCGATGTTAGATGGAAGAATAAGAAGCTTTGTATCATCTTCAAGGTAATGCTCTACGTCATTCTCCTTGAATGCCTGTGGAAGCTCGATAATCTGAGTACCCTCAAATGTACCAATTCTACCAGTGTTGTAAACATCGTTCTTTGCAGCTTCGGAAACCCACTGAACATCGCCAAGGTTCTTTAATCCTGCAAGAGCAACCTTTGTACCAACGATAGTAGCGACACCGCCTGTAGCAAGCTGAACATCAGAAATAAGTTTTACAAACTTATCATGGTTAGCTGTATTTAACTCACCACGAATATTCCACTTAGCAGGAACAGGAAGAGAAGTACCAGCACTCATAACAGCTTCATGAAGAAGAGTATTAATTAATCTTGTGAATGCTTCTGCAATCTTATTGATTAACTCACTCCAATCTTCAACGCCCTGAAGGAATCTTGACATTTCCATGTAAACCTTTGCACCATAAGACTTAACGCTTACACCAAATTCCTTACCAGCACCAAGTCTCTGTCTCTCAATACTGTGATGACCATCAGCAATCTCAGCAACAGTGATAATGCAAGGATCTTTTGTATAGAATTTGTTTGTCTGTCCAAGAGCGAGAGTCTTAACCTCTACATACTTCTGGAATACAGGTGAACTTGTCCAACCAGATACAAGAGTATCTTCAACAGTCTCTTCAATAACCTCAAATACGGCTTCTCTTACAGACTGTTTCTTAAATGCCTTTCTTACCTCATTAGGAGTCGGAGTCTCAGAAAGACCTGCCATCTCGATAATTGTCTTACGAATCTTATCATTTGCCTCTTCGATAGAATACTGCTTTACAGTACCTTTTGCTGTGTCAACACACAGACGAGAGAAGTTCTTATATTTTGTCTCATCAAACTTTTCAACGATTACATCGCTCATTTCATTAAATCTTAATCTCTGCATAATATATTAATCCTCCTTTCTACCGAATTACGCATATACCTGGGCATTCTTATCTACCCAAATACGATAATTTCCATTTGCAGCAACCTCGTAGATATGTCCTACAAAACCATACTCAGTCATAGCTGGCTTCTCGCCAGTTGTAAGTTTGAAGTCCGTACCATCTACGAATACATATTTTCCAACAGCTAATTCTGCATCAGAATTGAAAGCTTCTGTAGAAAGTGTGAATCTATCAGTGTCCTGAATCTCGTAAGCTCTCATAACTTCACCCTTACCGTTGTAGAAGTTAGATTCCTCCTGCATCTTTGTTGTATATTCCCCATAAATCTTTGGAGCAGTTAAAATGAGAACAATTTTGTCTCCCTTTGCAGGAACTTTTGCTTCAAACACATCTGCTTTCTTTCTGTCACCAATTACAGCAACAGAACCATTGTCAATATCCTTAGACTCATTTACTAAGTTGTAGTGATGACCAACTTTTGTAGCCTTTAAGAGTGTTGATTCGGCTACACCGTGCTTAGTATATGAAATGAAATTACTAGCCATAGTTTTATTTCCTCCTTAAAATTTCTAATTTTTGTGCAATAAAAAACACCTATGGATTTTCCATAAGTGCTAATTCATAAAGTTATTTAGTTTTTGATTTAATCAAACAGATCGCCATATGGTTTATATGTATCTTCCGTTTCTTTTTCTGCATTAAATGCAACTCTGCTCACATGTTTCTTCTGTGGTGTTTCACCTGCAAAAGAGAATGTCTTATTCTTTTTAACAAGTTTTCCAAGAGTAGCATCAGCCTTCTCAGATAACTCTTCTTTAGAATATTTGTTTACAGAATCCTCAGACATAAGTGCTTTGAACTCATCTGTATCAAGATATTCTGAATATGCTTCGTCATCAAATACAGTCATCTTGTCTGCAAATACTTCAGCAGATTTATATGTGTTTAATTCCTCTACAACAGAAGAGTAGTTAGAACGCATCTCATTAAGAGAAGCATCTTCTTCGTCAGTTACCCATACAGAGTGAACAGCAACTCTATCGCCTACTAATGAGAAATTGTCTCCATCTCTATTGAATGACTGTCTGTAATATTTTCCATTCCAATAATCAGACATAATAAGAGTATTATCTTCATAAACAGTTACGCCATAATAAGCATTATCTGCTTCTCCATACATCTGATTAACAAGATTGTAAAGAGACATAGTAATCTCATCTAATGATAAAGAAAACTCTTTTACAGAACCATCAGACATTGTTACAGAATATTTTTCTGGATTTACAGATTCATTCTCTGTTACACCTGTATCTGTAGATTCATCCTGTGTATTTTCAACTAGATCTTCTTCGGCATTTTCAGTTGTTTCTTCGGAGGTTTCATCGACTGTTTCCTCAGATTCATTCTCTGTTACAGTTACTTCCTCCTCAGTGGTTTCTTCTGTTTCAGTCACCTCTACAGTTTCAGTAACTTCTTCTTCAAATTTTTCCTTTTCCACTTCGATTGTTTCCTCCTTTCCACTAATATCATTTTTATTATTGAAACAAGCAGACTCAAGTTTTTCGAGTCGTTCTTGTAAATCAATTAAAGTAGAATCATAGTCTAAAAATAGACTATTATTTTTGGCATTAAAATCAGCAATATCTAACCTTGCATTTAGCATCCCCTCACCAATATCTTTTTTGGTGTCTGGATCTTTGCCAAGTAAAGTCGCACCCATAATAACAACATCAGTTAATTCAAGAATCTTATTTTTCCCAGAATATTCCATCTCATTAACAGCAAGTTCTACGCTAATCTTTGTTCCATTTTTTCTTTC